CGCCGATGGCGTGGGAGGCGAGCAGGCACCCCCAACCGGCTCCCACAGAAGCGCAGCGGCTCTCAGAGGAACGGCAGCAGACCATCCAGGGCGGTGGGGATGGGCCTTCGGCCCGGCTTGCAGGGGGGCAGGGGTTCGAGTGGAATGACGATCTCGACTGGCCAGTGTCGATCAGCAAGGCGCAGAGAGCCTCCATGGCGATCGATCTCAAGGCGGTGAGCAAAGTGCAGGGGCAGCGCGTTTTGGACGAGCTGCGGGGCGCTATGCAGGCCAACATCGTCAAGGACCCTTGGGCCTACTTCCACGGATTATTGCGGAATGCGCAAGAGCAGGGTGACGCATGGAAGACGGTCTATGCGGACAAAATCGCCCTGGCTCGCATCAAATACCGACAGACCCTGGCGGAGCAGGCCGCGCGTGATGCAGCGTTCGCTGCGACGCTTCCGAAGCAAGTTGGCCCGTCGACGGCGTTGGCGATGACCAAGGCGCGCAGTCGGGGGCGACGCAAATGAAGGCCGCGGCATTGAGCGCGGAGATCGCCTATCACGAGGCTGTCGAGCAGCTCCAGATGCGCGCCGTGAAGCGTGACCGTTGGAGCTCGCGCGCCGTGTTCTGGACGGCTGTGCGTTTCGGCGTCAACCAGGTCCTGATTGGCGCGTGGCCGCAGGCGCGGCCGCGGTGGGAGGCGCTGTGGTCGGTGGCCGTGCTTGAACACCTGCCGCCGATCCCGGGCATTCCCGAGGCCGAGAACATGCCGTCGGACGCTACCGCGGCCGAGCGGGAATTCGCGCGGATGCGTGCCATTGTTGGGGGGAGGGCGAAGCGATGACAGTACGAAAGGTGCCGGCGCAAGATCCGCCGGCCTGGTTAGTGGCACGGTTGGAGTCATGGGGGGCTTGGGCGTCGAGCGGCGGGCAGCGCAACAGCTATGGCGCTAGTTGCCTGACCCTCGAAGAGATCCGCTCGATGCCAGTGCGGGCCTATGTCCCGGTGTCGGAGCCGGAGTGCGATCTGACCCACGAAGCCCTGCGCAAGTTGCCGCTGGAGTGGTTCCAGTTGGCGGGCAAGGTCTACATCGAGCAATTGCCTGTGGCAATGGCGGCTGCGGAACTCGGTATGAGCCGCGCTAAGGGATTCAGGGTGCTGCAGCTTGTTTTCAAGGGGCTCGAATTTTCGTAAAATCCGAGGTTAAGACCCACCTTGCACCTGCTATTGAAATCGTGAGATTTCTCCGATAGATTTCGGCTACGCTGTGGTTTCAGTGCGTGCAGAGAAAGAAAGCCCGATCCGGTTCATACCTGGTCGGGCTTTTTGCATTCCGAAGGATCACGGCTTAGACACAGGAAGGCAAGTGCCAGCGATATGAGGCACGATAGCCCGAATGCGATGCCGAACCCCTCGGACATAGCATCTCGGAGCGATCTCCAGCCAACAGCGGGAAATATGACCCCGCCAAGAATGCCGAGCAGGAAGTGGATGAGCGTAGCTGCAAACACCACTGGCTTTTTTATGGCCAGGATCTTCGCTTGCGCTCGCAGTGTTGCCAGTGCATATGCATATCCAATAAATGCCATGCCCAGCACGTAACCAGCAGAAATCCCGAGAACTATAGCCAGCATTGTTGGCTTCGCGTTTATGCGCTCATGTTCTGCTTTCGAAGAGTGCTCGACTTGCGACTGCTCCGAGACCAAACCAATGTAGGGCTAGGATCGAATCGAGGAAGAGGCTCACCAGACCGCGGCTCGGCCACGTTACCGCTACTCCAAGAGTCAATGTGCCCAGAGACAGTATCGCCACAAAGTAGAACGTCAAGCGGTGTCGTGCTATCCAACCCAGCAAGGCATCCCAGGTGCCGCTCCCCGTCATTTTGAAGATCAGTAGCAGACAAAGTCCGATCACTACGGTTGTCGCAATTGCTTCCGATACGGGGCCGGTCAGCAACCGGGCAATTAGGTAGCAGATGAGAAGACCCACAGTCGGCTTCATGCTGCGCCTCCAGGCTTGCATTCAACGCAAGCCTGACGGAGGTCGCACACTGGGTAAGTGCGATTCAGCACATTGCGTTCGTTTTGGAGAGCGGTATGGCCATGATCGGCGTTGATGTGAGCAGCGTGGTACAGGGATTTGACCGCCAGCAGCGGCAGATGCCATTCGCGGTGGCCACCACGCTCACGCGGCTGGCCCGCCTGGCTCGCGAGGCCGAGACCACCGAGATCGTGCGGGCGTTCGACAACCCTGTGCCGTTCACGCGCTCTGCCGTGGGCACCACCTCGGCAAGCAAAACGCTGCTGGAATCCTCAGTGTTCATCAAGGACCGCCAGGCACGCTATCTGCGCACCGAGGTCGAGGGTGGCCAGCGCGAGCTAAAGACCTTCGAGAAGCTCTTTGGCAAGGGCATCGCGCTGCCTGGCACCGGCGCGAAGCTGAACCAGTACGGCAACTTGACTCGCGCCACGATCAAGCGGATCGCGGCCGAACTCAATTCTTCCGGCAAATCGAAGCGGTATTTCATGGGCAAGCCGCGTGGGCACAGCCTGCCCGAGGCCATCTATGCCCGTGTCGATGGCAACAGCAAGATCGTGCCGCTGCTGGTTTTCACCACGCGCGCCCAGTACGAGAAGCGGCTGCGGTTCAGCGAGGTGGCTGAGCTGACAGCGCGCGCGAACTTCGAGCGCGAGATGCTGCAGGCCTGGGAGCAGGCGCTGGCCACGGCGCGGTAGCCGCCGCCAGCGGCTACGGCTGGGCGCCCGGTGGGGTGCAGCCGGGCGCACGCGGGTCCTTCCGGCCTCCCGTTTCATGGGGGTCATTCGCACCGCGTTCTTTTCCTAGATGAAAGGGGCTCTAGGGTTAGTTAGTTTTGGGGGTGTCATGGGCAAGAAGGTGAACCTGCAGGAACTGGCGGAGATCACCGGATTCGCGGTGCAGACGCTGATCCGCTGGCAGAAAGACGAGGGCATGCCGGTCGGTTTGGCCGGCCAGCGTGGCCGCGGCAACGAATACGACACCGCGGCCGTGCTCAACTGGGTCACGCAGCGCGAGCTGCACCGCGCAGGCCTATCCAGTCCGAAGGATGAGCTGGACCGCGCGCGAAAGATCGAGGTCGAGCTGCGCATCGGCGAGAAGCTAAAGATATTTGCTCCGGCGGCTGACTTCATTGACAGCTGGACTAGCCATGTCGAAGCCGCCAAGACGGAAATGCTGCTCTTGCCCGGCAAAGTCGCTGACGCCGTGTTCGAAGTCCACGGGATCGAGATCGATGAGCAGCTGGTGCTGCCATTCATTGAGCAATGCTTAGCGAAACTCCAAAAACTGGACGAAGACGATGATGATGGAGATCCCGACTCTGAGCATCTTGACGATGCCGGAGACGATGAAGAGGATGAGGAAGACGGTTAAGCGCACGCTGCGCGTTGCCGTCTCGCGCTGGGCGCTGCCGCCCCGCATGAATGCGCTGGAGTGGGCGCGAAAATACCGCTACTTGTCGAGCATCGAGGCCGATCGGGCGGGCAAGTATGACCCCGAGGTGACGCCGTACCTGTGCTGGCCAGGCAACCCGCTCGAGGCGCTCGATGATCCGACCGTGATCGAGGTCTGCTGCCAGAAATCGGCACAGGTCGCGTGGACCTCGGGCGTGCTGGGCAACATCCTTTGCAAGTGGATTGATATCGATCCATCGCCGATCCTTGGTCTGTTTCCGAAAGAGGGTGCAGCCAAGGAATACATGGCCGAGAAGTTCGAGCCGATGGTGGGCGCCACACCGCGGCTGCGCAGGGCAGTGGACCTGCGCAGCCGGAAGTCGCAGCAGCGCATGTTGTTCAAGCGTTTCCGCGGCGGCTTCCTCAAGCTGGTCGGCTCGAACTCGCCCTCCAGCGTCAAGTCCAGTCCGATCCCGCGCATCTTCATCGAGGAGCCGGATGACTGCAATCTGAACCTGCGTGGCCAAGGCGACTCAATCAAGCTGGCCAAGGAGCGGACCAAGACGTTTCGCCGTTCGCGGGTCAAGATGGTCATTGGCGGCACGCCCACGGTCGAGGGCACGTCGACCATCGCGGCCGAGATGGATCTCTCCGACAAGCGCGTCGGCATGGTGCCTTGCCATCATTGCGGCGAAGAGCATGCGCTGAGCTTTGACTACCTCAAATGCCCCGAAGAGGAGGGGGCATCGCATCCAATCTTTGGCAAGAAGGTGCCGGAGAAAGCCTTCTACATGTGCCCGCATTGCAGCGCGACCTGGAACGATGCGGAGAAACGCCGCAACGTGAGGGCTGGCCGCTGGATGGCTACCGCGCCATTCAATGGCATCGCCGGCTATTTCATCAACGAGTTGTATAGCCCGTTTCCTGGCTCGGTGATGGCGAAGCTGATGGAGAACTGGCTCACGGCGCTCCATCACCTGGCGATGGGCGACGAGAGCAAGATGGTCGCGTTCACCAATAGCTCGATGGGCCTAGCTTATTCGTTCAAGGGCAACCAGCCCAAGGCCGAAGAGCTGGCCGATCGCGCGTTGCCATATGACGCTGGCATCGTGCCGGAAGGCGGGTTGATGCTGATGCTGTCTGTCGACGTGCAGCCCGATCGCCTGGAGGTAGTCGTGCGGGCCTACGGCCGCGGCGAGGAGACCTGGCTGGTGCGCTACGACCGCCTGTATGGTCAGGCCGCACTCATCACTGATGACGTGTGGAACCAGCTCGACAAGCTGCTGTTTGGCAAGTATCGCCACGCGCGCGGCTTTGGCCTTTCGATCTCGGCCGCATCGATCGACAGCGGGGATGGCAACACCTCGGATGCGGTCTACAAGTACGTGCGTTCGCGCCAGGGCCGCGGCGTGCCGCATGTGATGGCCATCAAGGGCGCACGCAGCCCGGACGCCGAAATCTTCCGTAAGCCGAGCGCTGTGATCGATACCAACAAGAAGAACACCAAGGCGGCCAAGTACGGCGTTTCGGTGTTCATGGTTGGCGTCGGTCGCGCCAAGGATTTGCTGATCGGCGAGCGCGGCCGCGTTGGCATGGAGGGCAAAGGGCCGGGCCGCTTTCACGTCTACAAAAACGTGATCGCGGACTACTTCGAGCAGCTGCTAGCCGAGGTCAAGGCGCCGGTACGCCAGCAAAACGGCCACGTTATCCGCGTTTGGCAAAAGAAGGTGGGTAAGCGCAATGAGGCGCTGGACTGCGAAGTCTACAACCTGCATGCCTCGCGGGCCGCCAAAGTTCACTTGATGCAGGAGCGGGACTGGGCCGCCCTGGAGGCGCGGCTATCGCAGGCTGGGCTGTTCGATGAGCCGCCGCTCGACCTGGCACCGCCACCGGCGCCTGCGGTGGTCCAGGCCGAACTGGAGCCGGACACTGACGGCCAGGACGATGACGAAGACGGCGATGCCGCGCTGCCAGCACGGGCACGGCAAGCGCCGGCTCCGGTCACTACCAACGACCCCCCCAACTTGCCACCGCGACGCCGGCGCCGTTACGGCACCGTCTCGCGTGGCGTGGAGATATGACCCATGATTACAGCGGCACAAGCACAGTCGCAGCTCGATGCCTGGCTGGCGGCCAGCCTGGCAGTGGCGCGCAATCAATCCTATGAGATCGAGGGGCGCAAGCTCACGCGGGCCGACGCCGCCGAGATCCGCAAGCAGATCGACTATTGGGAGGCTAAGATCAGCGCCGCTAAAAACGGCGGCCGCCGGATGCGGATTGGCTACGGGGTGGCGGAATGAAGGATGCCAAGCTCGGCGCCATGCTGGCCAGTAAGTTGACGCTGCCCGACCGCCTGGTCAACTATTTCAACCCGGCCGCTGGCAATCGGCGCGCGCAGGCCCGCACGGCACAGGCCTACTCGGGTGCCTATGAGGGGGCGTCGCGCACCAAGCGTTCGCTGCGCAACTGGTTCGCCTTCGGGGGCTCGGCCGATGCGGATCTGCTGCCGGCGCTGGGAGAGTTGCGCAACCGCAGCCGCGACCTGGGTCGCAACAATCCGCTGGCGGTCGGTGCCATCAATACGGTGGTAACCAACGTGGTCGGTACCGGCCTTGCGCCGCAACCCGCCATCGATGTCGAGGTGCTGGGGCTGACCGAGGAGCAGGCGGCGGCCTGGCAGCAGCAGGCGCAGCGCGAGTTTTCGCTGTTCGCGGACAGCAAGGAGTGCGACATCACGCTGGCGCAGACCTTCTACGAAATGCAGGCGCTGGCATTCCGCTCCACGCTGGAAAATGGCGACATATTTGTGGTCACGCCGATGCTGGAGCGACACCACACTGCCTACCGAACCCGCCTGCAGCTGATCGAGGGCGACCGTTGCTGCAATCCGAAGAACGAGCGCGATACCGACAGGCTGGCGGGTGGCGTCGAGATGGACGAATACGGCGCGCCGGTCGCCTGCCACTTTCTGCGCTCGCATCCCGGCGGCCTGGGGGTAAAGGATAGGGTGTGGGACCGGCGTGAAGTGTTCGGCACCAGCACCGGCCGGCGCAATGTCCTGCACCTGTTTGAGCGGAGGCGGGTGGGCCAGACGCGTGGCCAGCCCTACCTGGCGCCGGTCATTGATCCCCTGCGTCAGCTCGGCGTGTACACCGAGGCCGAGCTGGCTGCGGCTGTGGTGTCGGGCATGTTCACCGTGTTCATCAAGACCGAGGACGGTGCTGGTGCGTTTGACCCGGAAGACGGCGATGATGCAAAGGCGCCGGACTACCGGCTGGGCAAAGGCGCCATCATCCAGGGCGCACCGGGCGATAGCGTGGAGATCATCAATCCGGGGCGTCCCAATGCGCTGTTTGATCCGTTCGTGCAGTCGATCCTGCGGCAGATCGGCGTGGCGCTGGAGCTACCCTTTGAAGTGCTGATCAAGCACTACACCTCCAGCTACACGGCGGCCCGGGCGGCTGTCCTGGACGCCTGGCGCTTCTTCAAGATGCGCCGTTTCTGGCTGGCCACCAACTTCTGCCAGCCTGTCTACGAGCTGGTGATGGATGAGGCGGTCTCCAACGGCCGGATCTCGGCGCCGGGCTACTTCGAGGACCCGCTGATCCGGCGCGCCTGGCTTGGGTGTCAGTGGGTGGGCGACGCACCTGGTGCGATCGATCCGCTCAAGGAAGCGCTGGCGTCGCAGAAGAACCTGGAGATCGGGCGTACCACGCTGGCCAAGGAAACCATGGCCTACGACGGCAGCAACTGGCCCGACAACCACGCGCAGCAGGCCAGAGAGATCGAGGCACGCCGGCGCGACGGCTTGCTCGCCGACAGCGCGCCGCCGGCGCCAGGTGCGCCGGCCGATCCCGGCCTGGATGATCCGTCTGCACCACCAGATCCTGGTAGCCCTGATCCGCTGCCAGGCACGCCACCCAACAAGTAACGCGAACCCGCCTTCCAAGGCGGGTTTTGCATTTCAGGAGCGATGATGAATCGACTACTCGACGTTGTTACCGCGCCGTGGGCCATCCTGCCAGGCAAGCTCATCGAGATCGTCGCCGCCTACGACGCGCGCATGCTGGGCGAGCAGGTCGACCTGCATGCCGTGGCGGCAAGCCTCGGTCGGCCGCTGGGCAGTGAGCCGCAGGATTACGAGATCGTCAATGGCGTGGCCGTGATCCCAATCATGGGCACGATCGGGCGGCGCGCCAACCTGTTCAGCGACATCTCTGGCGGTGCCTCCAGCGACCTGGTGGCGCGGGATCTGCGATCTGCCGCAGCCAATAGCCGCGTGAACTCGATCTTGCTGCACGTCGACTCGCCAGGCGGCACTGTTGCCGGCACCCAGCAGCTGTCCGATGTGGTGCGCGAGGTCGGCGCGGCTAAACCAGTGGTGACGCTTGGCGACGGCGTCATGGCGTCGGCGGCGTACTGGATCGGCAGCGCGGCGAAAGCCGTGTACATCGCCGATGGCACCACCGAGGTTGGCTCGATCGGCGTCGTCACTAGCCATCGCGATGTGTCCGGCGCGGAAGCACAGCGCGGCATGAAAACCACTGAGATCTACTCCGGAAGGTACAAGCGCATTGCCAGCAGTTATGGCCCGCTATCCGACGAGGGTAGGGCATCGGTGCAGGGCTACGTGGATTACCTGTACAGCCAGTTTGTCCAGGCCGTGGCCAACAACCGCAGCGCCAGCATAGACAAGGTGCTGGCGGATATGGCTGACGGACGGATCTTCGTCGGCCAGCAGGCCATCGATGCAGGCCTGGTCGACGGCATTGCCACGCTCGACCAGTTGGTAGGACGGCTCGCCGCCGGCGAGTTCAGCAAGACCGGGGCGCGCACTGTGCCCCCTTCAAAAACCCGGGCAGATCTGCCCACCTCTCCGAAAGGAACCTCCATGAGCATCACCCGCGAAGAGCTGGCGGCGCAATCGCCCGAGCTGCTGCAGCAAATCCAATCCGAAGCCAGCGCCGCCGGCGCCGCCGCTGAGCGCGAGCGCATCCTGGGCGTCGAGGCCCATTCCATGGCTGGTCACGAAAAGCTGATCGCCACGCTGAAGGCGGATGGCAAGACCACGCCCGACCAGGCCGCCGCGCAGGTGCTGGCCGCCCACCGCGGTGCGCTCGCGGCGCAGGCCACGGCACTGGCGACCGAGGCGCCCGCGCCGCTGCCGGTGAAGCCCAACAACGCGGAGGCCAGCGAAAAGAAGGCGCCGACCGAGCAGGAGATCAGCGCCCGTGCCGCCGAGCTGATGCAGGCTGCAAAGGCGAGTGGGCAGCGCATGAGCCACGCAGCTGCCGCCACCAAGGCGTTCAACGAGCTGTCGGCGCAGGCCTGACCGGCGCCTTTCCCACGCTTCACAACCGGACTACATCATGAGCAATCCCGGCCTCATCAAGACCCACACCGCCGATGGTGCCATCGGCAAATTCCGCATCGTTGCACAGGGCGCATCCGATGGCGCCGTCAAGCAGGGCACCGGGCCGACCGATGCGCTGCTCGGCGTGACGGAAGGCTTCGCCTACGTGGCAGGCGAGCGGCCCAGCATCGTGCGCAGCGGCATCGCGGATGTCGAGTATGGCGGCGTTGTCACGCGCGGCGCACCGCTCACCAGCGACGCCAGCGGCCGCGCCATCGTGGCCAACCCGGCGGTCGGCGTGAATGCCCGCACCATCGGCTTCGCCGAAGTCTCCGGCGTGCTCGGCGACATCGGCTCCCTGCTGGTCTGCCCCAACCAGATCCAAGGCTAAGCCGCCGGCCGCCTGCTGTTCCTTCCAATTCTTGAGTTACTAGGAGTCACACATGTCTGCTGCAGTCGCACCGTATCCGATCAATCAGCCGCTCATTGCGTCCGTGGTGATCGCTTACGCCAATGGGAAAATGATCGCGGACGATGTCATGCCGCGCGTGCCGGTTGGCAAGGCCGAGTTCAAGTACCTGGTCCAGAACATGGCCGACCAGTTCACCGTGCCCGATACCAAGGTCGGTCGCAAGGCCAAGCCCAACCAGGTCGAAAGCACTGGCGAAATCAAGACTAGCGCCGTGAACGACTACGGCCTGGACGAAGTGGTGCCGATCGATGACGTGATGAATGCGCCGGAGGGCGTCGACCCGTTGGCCACCGCGGCCGAGTTCACCATGAAGCTGGTGACTCTCGACCGCGAGGTGCGGGTGGCCAACGCAGTGTTCAATCCGGCCAACCATGTCAACAAGATCACCTTGAGTGGTTCCTCGCAATGGTCCGATTACACCAGTTCGGACCCAATCAGCGCGATCCTGAGCGCGCTGGACATCCCCGTGATGCGCCCGAACATCATGACGATCGGGCGCATTGCCTGGACCAAGCTGATCCTTCATCCCAAAGTGATCGACTACGTCAATGGTAAGGGCGGCACCTCGGGTGGCGTCACGCGCCAGCAGCTGGCGAATGCGCTGGAGCTGGAGGAGATCCAGGTCGGTGAGGCATTCGTCAACACCGCGCGCCGCGGCCAGGCCATGACGCTGCAGCGCACCTGGGGCAAGCATGCGGCGTTCACCTACCGCGAGATCCCCTCGGACAGCACCCGCTCGACCACCTGGGGCTTCACGGCTCAGTTTGGCGCGCGCGTCGCCGATGCGGATTTCGGCAAGGATAACGGCGGCCTCAATGGCGCCTATAAGGTGCGTGCCGGTGAGCGCGTGCAGGAGCTGGTGACCGCGCCGGACCTGTCGTATTTCTTCCAGAACATCGTGGCCTAAGCGTCCGGCGCGCTCAGCACACCACAAACGGCCCGCCTAGCGCGGGCCGTTCCCATTTCGAGGGGCAGCATGAAAGTCAAAGCAAACTGGCCGGTCGACACCGGCAAGAAGGTCCACCAGGCCGGCGCAGAGTTCGACCTGAGCAAAGAGGAGGCGGAGGCGCTGGAGGCCTCCGGCGCGATCGAGATCCTCGGCCGCAAGAAGGCGGACGAAAAGACCGAGGACGGCGGCAAGAAGGGGACGGATGGCGGGGGCGATGACGATCCCACGCCGCCGGCGGCCTGATGCTGGCCGACGAGGATCTCGACAGCTTTGTCGAGGACTTTGGCGACCTGGTGAAGGTGGCCGCCGGGGCATCGAGCAGCTGGCACTGCTCAGTCTGGTGCCGGGCGAGACGCTTAATGGCCTCTCGCGTGCCACCGGCGTGCAGCTGATCGGCCGCGCCGATGTGTTTGGTGTCCTGACTGCTGCTGATGTGGTGGACGTGACCCAAGGCAACAGTGCAGGCCTTTACAACCCGGTCGGTCCGCCCGCCAAGCACGGCGATGGCGCGTTTGTGCGGATCGACCTTAACCCGGTACCGACATGACGACCAAACGAGAGGCAATGGCGCAAGGCGTGCTGCAAGCGCTCCAGGCCGCGCCCACGCTGCAGGGGATCGGCCTGGTGTTCTCGCGCTCCCTGTTCGCCGCGCTGGACATGCGCACTACCAAGCGTGTCCTGGTAGTCCACCACGGCCAGGAACAGATGGGCGCCGAGTCCACCGCTGAAGTCGATCGCCACGCCGAGCTGCTCATTACGGTGGTATCGCGTGATGCCGACCCGGATGCGATTTCCGAGGCCACGCTGGCGCTGGTCCACCCGGTGGTGATGGCGTTCACGGATCCCGCCCTGATCGAACTCGCCGAGCTCGGCACGGATACACCGAGTTACGACAACCTCGGCGGGATCGTCGGCGCTCGCACCGTCCACTATGACCTGTTCTACCGCACCAGTCGCGACAGCCTGAGTGCATAGGAGATCCACATGAAGACATCGAGAGCCGCCGCGCTGGTGGCCGGGGTGATGGCGGAGGCTGCTGCAGCCTCCGCGGTCCCCGACTCGGCAAGCGTGCTTGCCACCGACGAATACGCCGGCGTGGCTGGCTCGTTCGAATTTGATCCGATTACCGGCAAGCGCCGCCCGATCTCCGGGCCCGCGGCAGATGCTGCAGCAACTGCAGCGTCTGCCACGCCGACAGTCCGGCCTGGTGATCAACCCGAGGAGCAAGCGTAATGCCAAAGCTAAACCGTAAGACCGTGCTGCTGGCGAAAATCGAGACCACATCCGGCACGGATGCGATTCCCACCGGTGCCGCCAATGCCATCCTGGTGCGCCAGGTCAACGTCCAGCCGCTGGTGGCCGAGAACGTGCCGCGCAACCTGATCCGCGCCTATTTCGGCAATAGCGACCAGCTGCCGGCCGGCATCCACAGCGAGTTGGATTTCGAGGTGGAGCTCGCCGGTTCCGGCGCGGCTGGTACCGCACCCGCTTGGGGGCCGCTGATGCGTGCCTGCGGCATGTCTGAGACCATCACCGCGGCCACCGACGTCAAATATGCGCCGATCACCGGCAGCAACGAGACGGTGTCGATCTATGCCCACATCGATGGTCTGCTGCACAAGCTGCTCGGCTGCATGGGCACGGTCGCCTTCGACATCACCAGCAAGGGCATTCCGGTGATGCGTTACAAGTTCCTGGGCGCCTTCAATCCAGTGACCGATGCGTCCAACCCGGCGGGTGTCGACTACACCAAGTTCAAGCGCCCGGTTCTGGTCAACAAGACCAACACCGCCACCTGGTCGATGCACGGCTACACCGGCCCGCTGCAGGCGCTGCAGCTGGACCTGGCTAATACCCTGGTCTGGCGTTCGCTGATCGGTTACGAAGGCGTGGCCCAGACCGATCGCCAGGTAGCCGGCAGCATCAACATGGAGCTCAACACCGTCGCGGTCAAAGACTGGTGGTTGACGGTGCGTGATGCGCTGACTGCCTCGCTGTCGATCACGCATGGCACGGTCCCCGGCAACATCGTCAAGTTCGATGCGCCGCAGGTGCAGCTGTCGAATCCGGCCTATACCGACCAGGACGGTGTGGCGATGATGACCGCCAACCTTATCGTCACGCCGTCGGCCGGTAACGACGAGCTGGTCATCACCGTCAAATAAGCGACCTGGTCGCACAATCCCCAACCCAAAACAAGGCCCGCCACCGCGCGGGCCTTTTGCATTGCTTAGGAGATCCCCATGGCTTTCAAGATGGCAGATAACCCCACGTTTGGCATGCGCGTCGACGTCGATGACCTTAACGACGCCGGCGTCATTGAGAAATCCCACTTTCTGGCGACCTTCAAACGCTACACGGTGGCAGAGCTGGAGACGCTCCGCGCGCGCTGGTTGAGCGAGGGCAAGGACGATCCTATCTGGGTAGCGCGCGAGGTCCTGGTTGGTTGGAAGGGTGTTCAGAACGAGGATGGCTCGGTCGCTGAATTTAACGAGACCAACAAGGCGAAGCTGCTGAGCTACCCGCCGGTCGTGGCCGCGCTGCAGCAGACGTTCTGGGACAACGTGATCAAAACGCGCGCAAAAAACTGATTGCGGCCGCGCGCCATTGGGCTGGCGTCCGTGAGGATGAGTTCGAGGCTGACGCGGATGTCGCCGACGCCCTAGTGGCATTCGGCGCGCCAGCGGACGTGCTCGAGGCGGTGCGCGCGCGGCCGAGCGGTGAGGATTTTCTGTACTACGCCGAGAACCAGGAATCTCTGTTTCTCTTCTTCGACCTGGAGCACCAGTGGAACCACGTTGGCTCGATGGCCGGCGTGATTCGCACGGGGCTCAACTACCCGGCCGTGGAGAGCGTGATGCGGATCCAGGGCATCGAGCGCGAGCGACGGGCTGCGCTGTTCGCGGATCTGCAGTTGATGGAACGGGCAGCGCTCAGGGTCTTCCTGGAGGAGGCTGAGAAGCGCCGCGCAACAGCATAGACACCCGCTCTGGCGGGTGTTTTCAATTGAGGGGAGGGCCTGTGTCCGAACTCGGAAACATGAAAATCAGGTTTAGCGCGGACCTGAACGACTATAACCAGGGAATGACGGCCGGCACCGCGACCGCCAAGCGGTTCGGCAAGGATGTGGAGACATCCCTGCAGGGGGCGGCAACCCGGGCGGAACAAAGCGCCGCGGTGGTGGCCCGCAGCAGCGCGCAAATGTCGGGGTCGGTGAGCCGGGTGGTGGAGTCCACCGGCGCCCTGAATCGCCAGTTTGACGGCCTGATGCGCACCATTGGCGGTATCGGCCTGGGCCTCACCATTACCGAAATGGTAAGCATGTCGGACGCTTCAACTAACCTTGCCGCGCGT